CTGTCCGTATGTCCGTTGTCTGCCGAGCCGTCGTCACACTCGCACCCGTCAGCAGGTCGCGCCAGTAGATGCGTTCCTCGCCCTTCACGCTCTCCCACGAGTATATATAAAAGGTGAAGCCCTCCTGCACGATGTGCAGGTTCAGGTACTTCAGTATCTCCTCCAACACCTCATCCTGCTGCCATACGTCATCCTCCTCATCACCCAGAAAAAGCAACTCGCTCACCGTCAGTTGTCCGAATATGGCGTAGCGGTTGCCCGTCAGGTCGTCCACCGCCTTGCTCCCGTCATACAGGTATCGCACAGCGTTTCCGCCCGTGATGTCAAGCCCTGCCGTCACGCCGCCCAGTATCTCCTTCAGCATCGCCAAGAACGTGCGCTGCTCCGCCTCCGCCTTCACCACGTTGTACAACACACCCAGTGCGCCCACATCGCGGTATTTCGAGTATTGCAGGGCTATCAGCGCATCGATGCAGCTCAGTTCTATCTCGTCATATTCCTCGTTATAGCCTTGCGAGTACGACTGCGGTTCTATGTACCCGGCAAAGAGGCATTTACCCTCACGGTATATGTTCACCACTGCGTCAAGGCATGAGGCGCAGAAGAAGTCGGGCACGAAGTTCCTTGTCAGCAGCCGTACTTTGGCTTGCTGGCAGAGCAGATGGTCGAAGGTGTCGTTCACCTCGCTTGTCAGTTCCACGGGATCGTCGGTGAACGACAGCTCGCCGCCCTCCTCGCCGATGACAACTTCCTTTGTGCGGTCGCCCTTTGTCAGGATATGCACCTCAATGCGCTCTTCCTTTTGGTTGTAAAAATGTCCGTGTAGATACATGCTCCTTATATTTTGATGTTCGTACCCTTTCTGTTTATTCTCGTCTCGTTGGCAAGCACCGCCACAAGGTCTCTGCCTTTAACCTTCAGCTCGTACACGCCGCCACCTCCGCCGCCATTATTACCGATAAGCGACTTCAACTTGTTCAGCGGTGCTATCACCTCCGGGTTACTTTTCGCTCCAGCATACTCGCCCATCAGCGCCAAGGTCGGGCCATACACAATACCGCCGTTGGCGAATGGTGTCACGGCAACCGAAGCAACAAGCCCTTGCATCATGGCTATAAATCCAGCTGCGATGCCAGCACCAGCAAACGGAATGTAAGCGTGTGCAGCCATAAACTCTGAAGCTGCAAGTTCGCGGTACGCCATCGCCTCTGCCTTTACTGCCGCCATCGTAGCTACCGATGCCGCCACCTCTTCAGGGGCTGCCGCTACTTTTGCCGTAGCTGCTGTGGTAGCTGCCACTCCACTTGCAGCGGTCACAGTGTTGGAGACACCTGTTACGGCGGTCAAGGCCTGAATAATTGAAATGATGCCGTTGATGCCCTCATATATCTGAATGGCAGCATCGACAACGCCAGTAATCGTGGACCATGCGTCACGGTTGCCTTGCAGCGCATCGGTGAGCGAGGTGACACCATTGCCCACACCCTTGACCGTGCTCCACGACTTACCTAACGTGACATTGCTTTTGCGGATGCGCTTCTCGTAATCCTCATAACTGCCGATGAGCTTCTGTATGGAAGCTCGCTGCGACTCGTCCATAGGACTTTTCGTGTCAGCCAACATATCCTGGAGTTCCTTGATGCGTTTCTTTACACCATCAAGCCCAATGGTTTTCAGTTCGAGGGTCAGCGTCTTGCCCTCCATACTGTCGAGCTTCGTCACTTCTTCCTCCATTTCGGGAATGCGCGTGAGTTGCTTCATGGCATCGCGTTTCTTCTCCAGTTCCAACACCGTGCGCTGTATGTCGTCAATCTCCGATGCGCTGGCGTTCTTCTGCTTGGTCTGGTAGTAGCTGATGGCATCATCCAGCGAACGGATGGTGTTCAGTCGGGAGATGTCCTCCGGCTTCTTCAGTTCATCAAGAGTATCGTCCCATTTCTTCTTCAGGTCGTTAAGGGCATTTATCTGCTTCTGTATCTCGATGCGCTCTGTCTCTGTAGCGGTTTTCAACAAGTCTGTATAATACTGCAGCTCTTTTTCAAGCTGGCGGTATGTCTGTATCTTGTCTAAACCGACATCAACATGCGAACTGCGTTCAAACGCCGTTTTAAGGTCATTCAAACGCTGTATTTCAGCATCGATTACTGCAAGTTCATCGGCAGAGGCTTTCTCCCTCAATCCCTGTTGATAAGTGATTTCTGCATCGATGTCCTTCAGGGTTTTCAGTTCGGTGGGACGGCTTGCCGCATCCTGCAACTGCGTTATCGCATCCTGCTGCTTTTGCAAGGCTGCGATTTTCTTTGCATAAAGCGCAATGGTCTTGGTGTCCGTTCCGTTGGCAGTTTCCAGTTTGTTCTGGTAGTACTGGATGTTGTTGCCAAGTTCCTTGTAACTCGTGGCATTGGCGATAAGTTTCTTTCCGCTGTATTTGTCCTGGTTCCCCGATCTTCCACTGCCGTTTCCGCTGTCTGTCGAGGGGGCGTTCTGTTTCTTATTGTTCTTCAAGGCGGTCTGGGCGTTCGCAGTCTTTGCCTTGGTGTTCGCTTGCGTGGCCTTTGTGTTTTTCTCCAAATCTGCCGTCTGCCTTGCTGTGGTCTCGTCCTTTATGCCGAAGAACTTCTTCACCCATTCCCATGCCTTCTTTATCACGGCACTCGCTTTTTCGAATGCCCTGACAAGAAAGTCCCATACGGCTGATGCAATTTTCTTCACCGCTGCCCATACAGCATCACAGATATTGCGAAAGGTCTCACAGTTATTGTACGCCGCTATCAATGCACCCACAAGTGCCGCTATAGCCATCACGACAATACCGATGGGGTTGGCACTGAGCACAAAGTTCAGGGCTATCTGTGCCACCTTCCAAATGTTGGATGCGACAGCCACCACCTTTGCTGCAGCTGCTTGCGCAAGCGTAGCCACCTTCACAGCTTTCAGTCCTGCCACCACAGTCTTGATGCCACCGCTGAGCTGCACCATACTCATGAGGGCGATGCCGCTATTAGCTATCCATTCCACATAAGGTGCGGAAGTACTGGCTATTGAGCCTGCCCAATCCATCATGGCGTGCATCTGGTTAGCGAGCGTCTGACGTAGGCTCTCTCCAGTCGATGCCATATTGTCGAAGGCTGCGTCTATCTCTCCTGCGGAGTTTGCCATCGCTCCAATGTTCTGCGAAAACTTTTCCTTTTGTTCGCCAGTCAGCGAACCGAGTAGTCGCATTGCGTCTGCACTGCCGAACAACTGTCCGTAAATGGTTTGACTCAACTGTCCTGTCTTTGCCGAATACTCCTGTATGCTTGCATCCAAACCGAGCAGGAAGTTCTCTAAACCACCAGCAGCCTGAATACTGGCTGCATTAAAACCGATGCCCATCTCGTTGGCCGCTTTCGTAGCTTCCGCAGATGGCTTGATGAGTGAGTTGAGCACGGCAGCCAACTGAGTGGATACTTCCGCCGTGTCACCAGTCACCCCCGTTGTAGTGGCGAACACTGCCATCAGTTCGTCCATGGAGACACCAAGCTGAGATGCACTACCACTCACACGGGGCAATGCCTGCGCCAACTGCTCAAAGCTGGTCACACCATTCTTGGCCGTCATCTGTATCTTGTCTTGGATGTTTCCTGCTTGATCCCATTCCAGACCATAGTTCTTGATGAGCGTGGAAGTAACGGTCACCGTCTCTCCCAAGTCCGCAATACCACCAACCGCACTACGGCTTGATTTGTTGAGGAACTCTATCCAGTTATCCTCGGGCACGCCATTGGATATAACCTGGTATAAGCCGTTGGCAAGTTCCTCACGCGCAAGCGGTATGTTCTTGCTCAGTTCCGTTATCTGACCAGTCAGTGCTTCAAACTCGTCCCCACTCTTTCCTGCCATGGTGTTGGCACTGCGCATGGCGGTCTCAAAACTGTCGAAAGGCTCGGCAAGTCCGCCCACCATGTCACTGAGGTCGCGGATCGAGCGGACGGCTGTATCGAACACGAGGCTCTTGTCTGCCATCTCGCGCAGTCTGTTGCCAGTGGCCACAGCGGTATTTCCCACCTCGGAGAGTATGTCGTCAAGACCGTCGGCTTCCACTGTCAGACGTTTCAGAACACCGCCGTCCTCGCTCTTGATGTTTATTCTAAATTCTACTGCTTTTGCCATTGTCTTTTCTTATTTCAGTCCGTAACGTTTCTTGGCTGCCTCAAAGCGTGCATTGAACTCGTCCTTGCTCACCTCCTCACGCATTTCTTCCTGCTTTTCATCCCAAGGGAACGGTAGAACGTCATGCGCTTGAAGATTGCTTTTTGCATAGGGTTGGATGGCAAAGAGCGCCAACACTCTTGTGCGTTCCCACTCGTTGCGCTCCGCATCGCGCTTGGCTTCCGCCCATCGCTCCCATGCCTTGTAAAACTCAAAAGGGGTACATCGTTCAAAGTCTTCTCTGCTCATCCCGATGCACCCCAATGCCATACCCAACAGTTCCTCGACGCTTACTTCTTTTCCGCCTGGTTGGTCGTTTTTTTTTCTTCACCGCCCATATCTTCATAGAAGGAGTTCGCTGCGTCGGGCTCCATAAGGTCAGCAAAGCTCTGGAAGTCGTAGTCAAACTCCACCTTGTCTGCATTGCACGCACTTTTCACGCAGCAGTAAACAAACAGTACCAGCTCGGAAATATTGGTTTTCTCCAGCTTGCTCACGTCCTTACCGCTCTCATTCTTGAAGCGCACCATTGCGCCCATGGTCACACGGCAAGGGAACTCCTTGTCGCCAACCTTGATTTTTGTCTTTTTCATACGCGATGTTGTTATTCAGTCTGCTGAGTGGTGTCTGTGATACCCGTACCCACTTTATCCACCTTGCCGCAGTTCTGAAGTGTGATTGAATACTTGGCATCGTCACCAGCCTGTGCGTCAAGGTCAAGAGAGGTAATCAGATACTTGCCTTTATATCCGCCAGTGGCTTTACCTGTGCGTTTGTCTCCTTCACGCAGATTGTACGCTGCCTCCACTGGCTCACCCTTAAGCATTGCGTCCTTCAACTGGTCATACGAAGGCACCTCATCCGTGCCGTCAGTAAGCACAACACCATCGGCAGTAATCTGTTCGGAGAAACTCTTGATGTAAGACTCCTTCCACTTGCCACCTGAAGCCTCTTTAGTCACACGTTCACCGGTCTCCGCTGATGTGGACACCTTACAACCGGTGGAAAAACCGAGGGCATTGGTACCCATGGAAAGGATAAGGTCAGTTCCGTCTAAAACACTTTTTGCCATATCTTTCTTGTTATGATTGTTAATACTGTGCCGGTCGCCACTCCGACAATAAAGGCGATGAGAAGCATCTTCCACGGATTTGAACTGCGTTCCTTATCCGTTCTGGCTTCATTCTTCTGCTGCTCCAATGCTTTCTTGTAGCTCGCCATCTGGCGCTCATAGTACTCGCACTGGCGTTGCAGACTGTCGCAAGTGGCATACACCACGATGATGCCACCTTTGTTCTGCACGGTTGCGCTGGCTCGTCCGTTCTTGGCTCGGTACTCTGCCTTTTCGGGCAGGTTAGTCAGTTCCGCCAGAGGTATCTCCAGCTTGGCTTCCTCCTGTGGTACTGTCTCCGTCCATGTGTGACGCACCTCGCTCTGGAGGGTGTCCGCGGATACTTGTTTCACGCTTTCCTCCGTGGCCACGCTCGCTTTTCGGCTTGTCGCGCAGCCCGACAAGAACAGGGCAATCATCATGATGCTTGCAACTGTTCGCAGTGTCGATAGCCTTCCGAAGACGCGCCATCTCGCGTTTCGAGGCTTCGAGGTATCTTCTTGTCTCATTGAGTTCTTCCTTCAATGGTTTCACGATGTTCTCTACCAAGATACGGGTGGCATGCTCGGCGTTGTCCATACGCACCGTCTCGGCATCGGCTTCCGCCTTCATCGATTCCGCTTTCGCTTTCCTTATGGTAGCCCGTAGCGTGCATATTGCAACAATGG